TGATACGCTTCTAGGATTTGTTTTGGTTGCTTCAGCTACTAAAGTTGGACTACCTAATTCACGCCAAAGAGCAATAAATTCTTCATCTTTCTTCTTGGATGCATAACCCATATCAAATCCTTTATGATAAAGTTTACTGATACTAACTTAAAATTAAGAATAATCAATGACATACGCAAGAGTAGACACTAATCATAAAGAAATTGTTGCGGCATTGCGACAACATGGGGCTACCGTAGTATCTTTAGCCGCCATGAAACATGGTTGCCCTGATCTTTTAGTTGGGTACGCTGGTGAAACTCTGCTTATGGAAATAAAAAAGGATGCCAAAGCCAAATTTACCCCTGATCAACTAGACTTTATGGGTAAATGGAAAGGCGGTGCAGTAAGCCGTGTAGATAGCGTAGATGCCGCAATTAGAGCATTAGGAATAATCCAAAAAGTGTTATAAAATAGACTTAAAGGAGCGTTTCATGGAAAATTGTGCATTATTTGTAGCTACATTGTTACATTCTGCGACTAACACGCATTTTTTCCATTGGTCAACCGACAGCTTTTCAAAGCACAGCGCACTAGCCGAATACTACGATGGCATTGTTGACTTGACAGATACCTTTGCCGAATCCTACATGGGTAAATACGGTAAATTTACTGCCTTCCCAAGCACATATCACCAGCCTAAAGACCCAATACGGTACATGGAATCCTTGCAAAGTTTTGTCAAAGAAGCTCGTCAAGACCTGCCGCAAGATAGCGAATTACAAAACATCATTGATGAGATTGCAGACCTTATCAATACCACAACTTACAAACTTAAGTTCTTGAAATAAAAGGATATTTATGCCGCTGGATAAATCAGGATCAGCCGCTTCAGTCGGCAAAAACATCAAAGCAGAGAAAAAGGCAGGTAAAAGCACCGCCCAAGCTACTGCTATTGCTTTAAATGTAGAGCGTGAGAACGCTAAAGGCGCAAGAAAAGCCAAACTAGAAGATGCTTACGCTAAATACATTGAGGAAAAAGCATGAAACCAGGCTTATACGCAAACATTCACGCTAAACGAGAGCGCATTAAGGCTGGATCGGGCGAAAAGATGGCTAAAAAGGGCGCAGAAGGCAGACCTAGCGCACAAGACTTTAAAGATGCCGCTAAGACCGCAAAGCCACAAAGCCGTAAAGACATGATTCGTGACAAGATGAAGGATATGTAATGGCTAAGATGATTCCACCTACCCCAATGAGCCGCAAGTACAAGAAAGAAGATGCAATGCTTAGACCCGAGCATGAATCTACATTAGAGAAGAACCAGCGTTTGCGCTTAGAGCGTAGAGCTGCCCTTTCCAATAAACTTAAAGACTTGGATAAAGAAGTTAAGTAAGTTGCAAGAAAGCAACAAAGGCAGTAGAATTAACTTATCTTAATCAACCACTTGGGTAAGGTATGAGTATTAAACAACAAACTAATAATCCTAAAGGTAGACCTAAAGGTAGCCCTAATAAGTCAACAGCAATGGCTAGAGAGGCGATTGCACAGTTCGTTGATGGTAACGCCCACAAAATGCAAGAGTGGCTAGAACAGGTCGCTATAGGCGTTAAAAACGAAGATAACAAATTCATAGTGTTACCTAATCCTGAAAAGGCTTTTGGTATGCTGCAGAGCGTTATGGAATACCACTTGCCTAAATTAGCCCGTACAGAGCATTTAGGTGACGAGGATCAGCCAGTCAAGATAATCCACGAACACAAGTTCCTAGATTGAAAGAGTTAGTAAAGCGGTACGAATACCCGTATAAGGCTAGGGATGCGTTTCTAGACTTTCATAGACGGGATCAACGCTGGGCTGTATTAGTCTGTCACCGCAGGGCAGGTAAGACTGTAGCTACCATTTGCGACACTATCCGCAGGGCTGTGATGGAAAAGAAACCTGACGGCAGATACGCTTACATTGCACCTTACTATGCACAGGCTAAGAACATTGCTTGGGATTACTTACTGAAGTTTGCAGAGCCAGCCATAGTTAAAGCCAATCAATCTGAATTATGGGTAGAATTAGTTAATGGGGCAAAGATACGGCTATTTGGTGCTGATAATCCTGATGCCTTACGGGGTTTATACCTAGATGGCGTAGTGCTAGATGAGTATGCCGACATGAAACCTAGGCTTTGGGGTGAGATTGTTAGGCCATTGCTTACAGATAGACAAGGCTGGGCTACCTTTATTGGTACGCCAAAGGGCCATAATGCCTTCTACGAAATATATAACGAAGCCCAAAAAAGCCCTAATTGGTATGTAAAGACCCTTAGAGCCGACCAATCAGGCTTGCTGCCTGAAGCTGAATTACTAGATGCACAGGCTACTATGTCTGATAATCAGTACGAACAAGAGTTCTTATGCTCCTTTGAAGCTGCCATTCTTGGTGCTTATTACGGTCAAGAAATGCGTAGAATCACGGACTTAGAGCGTATTACTACCATTGACTATGACCCTATGTTCCCTTGCCATACCGCCTGGGACTTAGGATTTAACGACAGCACCTCAATTATTTGGTTTCAAGTGGTATATGGGGAGATACGCATACTCGATCACCACTCATCTAACGGTCAAGCCGTGCCATTTTATACAGGGCTGATAATCCAAAAAGAAGAAGAATATGGGTACAAATATGGCTATCATTACTTGCCGCATGACGCTAGAGCAAAGACACTAGCAAGTGGTGGAAAGAGTATAATTGAGCAAATTGCTGCAAAAATTGACATAAAACACCTAAAAATTGTTCCAAATCTGTCATTACAGGATGGAATTCAAGCAACAAGGCTTGCATTAACCCGTGCTTGGTTTGATAATAAGTGTGAAGATTTGATTGAATGTTTACGACAATATCAACGGGAATGGGATGATGATAAAAAAGTATTTAGGGATCGCCCGAAACACGATTGGACAAGCCATTCAAGCGATGCGATGCGCTATCTCAGCATTGTATGGAAAGATGAGGACAGCCCTATCCTCTCTGATTCAAGGATTAAAGGACTTCATGTCGGGCAAACGGATGTGACCCTGAATGAAATGTGGAAAGAAACTCCAAAAATAGTTAATCGCAGGATATAAACATGGATCATACATACGAAGATTGGTACAACTGCATCGCCCAGTACGAGCGTACATTTAAAGAATGGGAAGGTCGTGCCGATAAGATCGTTAAGCGTTACCGTGATGAATCCCGTAGCCGTAACAACCCACAAGCCAAGTTCAATATCTTGTGGAGCAATGTCCAAACCATTACCCCTGCGGTATTTGCAAGACTTCCAAGACCCGATGTAAGCCGTAGATTCCGTGATAACGACCCAATAGGCCGTGTAGCGTCAATGATGCTAGAACGGGCTTTAGAGTATGAAATTGAGCATTATCAGGACTATGCCAGCGCAATGAAACAAGCGGTTCAGGATCGTTTACTTGGTGGGCGTGGTACAGCTTGGGTGCGTTATGAACCGCATATTGTTGGTCAAGCTGGTGGCGAAGCCGAAGATATGCCTGAAGATGGCTTGCAAGTAACTGAAGATACTGACGAAGCTGAAACCGAAGGCGGCATTTATCGTGAAGATCAAGAGCGCATTGAGTATGAGTGCGCCCCAGTAGATTATGTATATTGGCGTGACTTTGGACTTACCATTGCCCGTACTTGGGAAGAAGTAACCGCAGTATGGCGCAAAGTCTACATGGAACGCCCTGCCCTTGTTGAACGCTTTGGTGAAGAATTAGGCGGCAGAATCCCACTAGATACCAAGCCTGACACATCTAAAGCATTTAACGAAAAGATGGGCGAAGGATCACGGGAAGCCCTAATTTATGAGATTTGGGATAAAACCACAGGTCAAGTGATTTGGCTATCCAAGTCAATGGGCAAGATTCTTGATGTCCGTGACGATCCATTGCAGCTTGAGAACTTTTGGCCTTGCCCAAAACCATTGTTTTCAACGCTTACTACTGACAGCCTGATTCCTGTACCTGATTTTGTACTGTACCAAGACCAAGCCCGTCAGCTAGATACCCTTGCAGACCGTATTGATGGCTTTATTCAAGCCCTTAAAGTACGGGGCGTATACGATGCGGCAGAGCCTAGCCTTCAGCGTTTGTTTACCGAAGGCGAGAACAACACATTGTTACCAGTTAAAAACTGGGCTGCTTTTGCTGAAAAACAAGGCATGGCAGGGGCTATTAACCTAGTAGACATTGCCCCAATCGCACAAGGCTTGCAGATGGCTTATCAAGCTATGG